TTTTTTGCTGTATTTCAATAATCTCTTTTAGTCTTATATTTTCCCGCGCACTAGTTTCATATAAATCTTTTAGCTGTCCCATTTTAGATAACTGTTTTTGCTGTAATGTCAACATTTCTACAACTTCATTATGATTTAATTCACGTTGAGGTTTACCTTCTTCTTGAAAAACGATTGTCGTTCCTGAATTTTTAGATGATGGGAGTGCTGCTGTCGTATTTTTATTAAAAAAATCAGAATTCTTTTGTCGCTCTTCCATCATTTTATTTTCCATTTCTCTTCTCTTTACTTCCAACTCCTTTATTTGTTTCAAAACATCGGGTTTCATATTTATACTTCCTGGTTCGTATTTTTTTAATTTATCCTCCAAATCTTCTACAAAAAATTTTATTATATCTTTGTCCTTTATAAAATCACTAACTTGTATTGGGCTATATTTTATATACTGATTTCCATTCATGTTTTCCAACAATGTTCGCTTATCAAATGTATTCTGTGAATGTGAAAATACCAAAATTGTTTTCAATGGATCAAGTTGAACAAACGGTACTGTATAATTTTTTAAGAATTCGCGCTCTTCTGCCAAGCATGCTTCCTCATTATATTGCGTATCTTTTAATAGTTTCCGCTTAAAGGCAAATGTACCTGCCGTTGCATGATTTGGACCATATGGGCCAAACTGTACCATCTTACTAATGTCTTTGTTGTCTTTGTTATATTTGAAATATATATACATTTCACTAGACCCAGCACACAATGCAGTAGTATTACTTGTCAAACATTCCACAGCATGCGATACACGCTCGGGTGGATAATAGTCGTCATCGTCCATATAGACGATAATATCACCACACGCTTTTTTATGCATAATATTTCGTTTTTTTCCAAGTGTCATCTTTTCATCATACTTAAAATATTTAACACTTGGATGATACTTGACTAAATCTTCAATTGGGTCACTTCCATCATCAATAATAATCCACTCCATCTTATTTTTGGGATAATTTTGACTATCGAAACATTTAATCATCATTTCAACAAATGGTCGTCTATTAAATGTAGGTGTACATACACTTACAAATGGAAGTTTCATGTCAATGCCTCTATTTTTATTCTTTGTCATTCTTATTATAGATATAAAATGTACGTATATATATATTATACATAAATACATTTAACATAGTTTAATAATTATTTAAATTATATATTAAACTATATATTAAATAGTCAACTATATAGTAAGTATTTATAAATATATTACCCAGCATTCCCAGTAAAATAAGCAACTATTATGAAAAATACTATACCAGCACCACCGCTATTACCTAAATCTTGAAAAGCATAAAAGGCAATCAATATATAAAATACTAAAAGCATATGAGGTCGCATATTATTAAATATTTTATCATAGTCTACTTTATTCCTAATATTCAAACAGGGATACAAACAAAATATATAAAATGATTGTATAGCCATCCATATACCAGTTCCGAATGCTATAAATATACCGAAAAGTAGTGTGAATATCATTCCCCAGAATGGGTGGTCACTTACTATACCGAATACAAGGCTCAAACCACCAGCGATAAAACCTAATATGGGGATAAGATAAGTCACTATAAAAGGAAAGAGCAAAAATATCAATAATTTTCTTCCTCCAGCTGTCTGCATGTTATCCCACGAGTTCTGATTATCAGCCTTTCCACTATCGGTAGTGTCAAACAAATTCAAAAATGCTTGCGCAAATGATCGAGCGCCTTGTCCTAAACCTCCATATACGGAATTAAATAAATAATTAAATAATGCTTGCGATACACCATTACCTACACCTCCTTGTTCAACCTCATCTAATAAATATATATTTTCCTTTTCTGTATTTATAACATCAGCTATATTGTTATTAGTGCATATACGAGGAAGCAAATTATATGGAAAACCGTAACTAAAATAACTAGCATTCTTATTTTCAGTTATACAATATGGAGGCGCATAACGATATGTTGGCAGAATATATTCTTTTTCATTTTTTGAGCGCGTCATCAAAAATAAAGCATTCGATCCTAAAATACCCCAAATATAAGCAATAATTATCGCAAATATAACATGTATAATGAATACCAAAATATTATTAGTAGTTGTATTTTGCGTTTCATCCATCAGTGCACTCGTATTTGACGTCTGTTTTGTAGCCCCGGGTGTAGCACCAATGACATTACTACCAGAATTTGTGGTTGCTGCTTTAGTTGTAGAGTTTTTAGATGCATTTTCTGTTGATTTATCTTTGTTGGTATCTTTGTTAGTATTTTTGTTGGTATTTTCGCCTGTTTCATCTGTATCCTCATCAGTAATTTTACCATATATATCACTCATGCCAGGAAATGTAAATGCTTCTGTAATAGTTGATGTCCCCCCCATTAGTTGTTGTAATGTTGATTTTCCTGATTTTGGTGCCATTTTTATATAAATATGTATAATATATTAATATATTATAACATTTTAAATATACTGTAACATTTTAAATATACTGTAACATTTTAAATATACTGTAACATTTTAATATTTTGCGAATATTAACAATATATTAAATATATTTAAAAGTATAACTACTAATAATATAGATCATACCCATACCCTATATCTCATACCCCTATATCCCATACCTTTATATATAATAACGTCTTAAATCACATATATAAAGAATGACAAAAATCGAAGAAGGTTTGAAACTAGATTTTCATAATGTTCTTATTCGTCCAAAACGTTCTACTATTAATAGTCGTTCAAATGTTAACTTAATGCGAACCATTAAATTCAAAAATTGTAAATCCCTAAAATCATGGGAAGGTATCCCTATTATTGCTTCTAATATGGATACTGTTGGAACTTTCGATGTTTATAGAACTTTGTCAAAGTTCAAGATTATTACTGCTCTACATAAATTCTATACTGTTACAGATTTCTTATCATATCAATTAGATAACGATATCATTTTAAATCCAGACCTTTTTATGGTTTCTACTGGTATCCAAGAAACCGATTTTACTCGTCTTAAAGAGATCCTTTCGGTAATAGAGTGTAACTGGATTTGTATTGATATAGCGAATGGTTATATTCAATCTCTCGTACAGTTTTGTAGGCGTGTTCGCGAAGAATTCCCCGATAAAATTATTGTTGCTGGAAACGTTGTTACTCGCGAAATTGTAGAAGAACTTATTCTTAATGGCGGCGTAGATGTTGTTAAAGTTGGTATTGGTCCCGGAAGTGCCTGTCTTACTCGTATAAAAACAGGTGTAGGTATGCCTCAATTATCAGCAATTATGGAATGCAGTGATGCTGCTCATGGCGTTGGAGGACATATTATTGGGGATGGAGGAATTACTTGTCCTGGTGATATGGCAAAGGCTTTCGGTGGTGGTGCCGACTTCGTTATGGTTGGTGGTGCTTTTTCAGGTCATCATGAAAATCCTGGCGAAATTATAACCAATCCTGATGGGTCACAAAGTAAACTATTTTATGGGATGAGTTCGTCACATGCCATGACTAAACACTATGGTGGTATGAATGACTATCGGGCATCTGAAGGCAGAATTGTTCGCGTCCCATATCGCGGTCTTCTTCAACACACGGTTCTCGATTATCTGGGAGGGCTGCGGAGTACATGTACTTATATAAATGCTTCCTGTATTAAACATATGCCTCTATGTACCACATTTGTCCAGGTTTCGCAACAGCTTAATACGTCGCTAGTATAGCCACTGTATTTCTGACTCAATATTTCGATTATTATTTTCTCGAAATATTGTAGTATAATATTTTTATCGTATAATATTTTTATCTAGCATACATAAGACCCGCATTGCCAGACATAAAGGTAACAACATTGTATCGTTCCTCTAAGACAACCATGTTATAGTTGTAATCATATATACGCCACGTCGGCTTATTTACACCAATAGGCAATTTCGTTACTGGGTCACAGATTGTCAGAAAATTTGCACTAGGATCCAATGGTGGATAAAATGTAGTAAACTCGAATTGAACATTTGAAAACTTACTTGTATTAAGAGCACCTGTTGGTTGAAAATTAAATGGGTCTGTATCTAGACAAAAATTATAACAATATAATCCGTTCTTACCATCACTCTTTGTCCGTATATATTTCTCTATATAGTTATATACACCGGCATCTAATATATTCTCACGATACTTACCATCTAATAAAATAGCCATGTTTAGTAATATGTCGCGCTGATTATTTACACTAAATGGTTGCGTAATAAAAAAACCCGTATTATTGCCTGTTTTTGTATTATATCCAGGTCCAATGGGTACAGTCGGTGCACCAGGACACGACACAGTTATCCCCGTGTACCAACCGTTATACTCTGTATTTGGTGTAACGGGAGCAGGGATGATATTGACGGGCAAATAATTATACGGCCAGTTTGTATAATTACTCCACTGGTTTCGCAAATTGATGTCACTTCGCTGAAAATAGAACATCCAGCTACTTACCATTCCGAGCGTATTTTCCAGCCATACGCGCTGCGACCCTGTTACATTCTCAAAATTCCATTCATACGCCGACTTGATTAAATATTTTTGCTCTGATGCTGCAAATGTCTTTGCCTCGTCATTTGATAAAAATCCATACGTGCTAATCAAATGTATATCAGCATTCCACTCTGATTGTGCAGGATTCTGATAGTCAGTAGAATTTAAGCTTACACTTGGTGGCGTCTGCAAAAACCTATAAAGCTGCATATATTCATTCGTATAATTTGGACGAACAATCGGCCACCCGTTATCTGGATCCATAACATCACGAATAGTATATAAATCTTGTATGGGTCGCATAACTACATCTATCTTTAGCTGATTATATTGAAGCGCAATTAAAGGAAACGCCATTTTACTTGAAAGAGTAAACCATGCATTTATTGGTATATATAATTTACGACTCCTGATAGAAGGTTCAGCACCTTGAGGCAAAGTAGTATAATATGCATTCGGATACATGTTTATTCTACTATTTGAATTTCCAGGATCATTTAACTCGGGAATATTTCCCGTCATTTCATTATATAGTACCTTCTTAGTCCCTGAAAAATCGCGCTGCACTAGCGCCAATAAATATTTACCTGTTAATACTTGTAATGTTTGTCCACCAACTGATATACGAACCTCCTTTATCATTTGTGTTCCTAAATTTTCAATCCAGCGAAACTCAAATGGCGCCCATGATGGATCACAATCAGTAGAAGCAGGCCATATAGGGCTCCATATTGTCGGCAGCGTAACTACAATATATGTATCCATTAACAAATCGGCATACCTTGGAACATAGAATGTAAACGTCGAGTCAGTCGTTAGTCTTAGAGACCGTTGACCTGTAAAATCGATTCTAAATTTTTGTAATCCGAAATTTGTATATTTTGCATATGTAGCTTTAAAAAATGTTTTCTTAGGGTTTCCGTTTAATATTACATTTTGATTTCCATAAGATACAATATTTAGTAATCCCCCCGTCATTCTTTTTGTTTATAATATTATTATATATATTTAACATATTAATAATTTTTAACAAGTTTTTTATATATATAATTAATATCGTTATATAATTAATATCATTATATAATAATATAATTAAAACAAAATAATGAATAATACACCTGGAGCCCCCCCTACTCCACCAGCTGGCGGAGGAATTAACTTCTTACCTTCTACTGATGCTATACGCAAAGCATTAACTTCGCAAGTGACTCCTATGGCGATTCACTG